CGGTAAGCACACAGTTTGTTCCTATACCATACAACTTTCAGTTTTCATTATCAATATATGTTCGTAACACAGAGGATGGCACACAGATTCTAGAACAGATTCTACCATTCTTCACACCAGATTTTAATGTTACTGTAGACTTTATTCCTGAGATGGATCAAAAATATAATGTGCCTATTATATTAGATTCGGTAGCATCAACTGTAGAGTATGAAGGTGGATTGACTGAAGGTTCAACACGATTGATTCTTTGGGACTTAACATTTACCGCTAAGAGTTACATATGGCCTCCAGTTAAATCTGGCAAGTATATTAAGTCTGCAAACACAAATTCGATGATTGATCTTACCACTAAAGACATACAAAAAGTTTATGTGGATTATGCAAACGGTAATGGTGTGTTTGCACAAGGCGAAACTCTTCGTGCTAACAATTCAGAATTCTTTGGAACAGTGGATTACTTCAGTAACACTCCAAGTGGCATATTGGTTGTAACTGGTGGCAATATGTCCATTAAAGTAGGTGATAGACTCACTGGAGATTATACTGGTGCAGCATTTAATGTTACCATAACGGATATTAATACCCTTAATGTTGTACAAATACAGACTAGAACCAATCCAAATACCGCAGTAATGGGCGATGAATTTGGATTCATCGAAACAATAAAAGAATTCCCTAACATTACATTATGAAAAAACTAAACGCAAACCTCTCTGAGTTATTTGATGTTGAACCCATCAAAGAAGAATCAAAAGTAGAAACTTTACCTGCTGTGGTAGATTATGCTGATCCAGTAAATGCTGATGCGGAGTTTGCTAGAGATAACATTCGAGAACTGGTGACTCAAGGCAATCAAGCGGTAAATGAATTGATGCTCATAGCAAGAGATGGTCAGCATCCAAGAGCATTTGAAGTGTTGTCTGGTCTGATGAAGAACTTGGCAGACATGAATAAAGACTTGCTTGAGATACAGAAACGCAAAAAAGATTTAGCACCAAAAGCGGAATCACAAAATAATCTGAACATAGATAAAGCAGTGTTCGTCGGATCTACCGCACAGTTGGTAAAGATGCTTAAAAATCAAAAACAGGAAACGTAATGGAAACATTAATTGAACAACTCAAAACAATTCTAGGTACAAACTTTGCTTTGTATTTAAAGGCACATGGATATCATTGGAACGTTGAAGGACCAAACTTCCCACAATACCATGATTTCTTAAATAATCTTTACACTTCTTTATTTGCACAGATAGACCCTATTGCAGAACACCTTCGTGCATTGAATTCGTATGCGCCAGGTTCACTTTCTCGTATGCTTGAACTTGCAGACCTACAAGAAGCAACAAACATACCAGATGGTATTACAATGATGCGTGACCTTGCTGCGGATAATGATCGTTTCATAATGCATCTTCGTGCTGGTATTGTTGCTGCCGATGGTGCTAACGAACCTGCGGTAGGTAATTTTTTACAAGACATTTTGGATGCACACCAAAAACATGGATGGATGTTGAGAAGCATCATTAAATAAAATGGATGACGGATACCTTGGTAATGCTCGCCTAAAAAGAATAGGCACTGAACTATCCTATACTGAAGAACAAGTATTAGAAATTGCAAAGTGTGCAGATGATCCTGTATACTTTATTAAAAACTATGTCAAGATTGTAAACGTTGACCGTGGTCTTATCACGTTCGATATGTGGGACTTTCAAGAGGACATGGTTCGCACCTTTCATGAGAATCGATTCACTATAGCAAAGATGCCACGACAGGTTGGTAAGACAACCACAACCGTTGGTTATATGTTATGGGCAGCAATCTTCAATGAAGAATATACAATTGGTATTCTTGCCAACAAAGGTCAGTTGGCACGTGATATTCTAAGTCGTATTCAGAAAGCATATGAATACTTGCCGCAGTGGTTGCAACAAGGCATCATGACATGGAACAAAGGTTCTTTAGAGTTAGAGAATGGTTCTAAGATATTTGCCTATGCCACATCAGCAGCAGGTGTTCGTGGTGGTACCTATAACTTAATTTTTCTTGATGAGTTTGCGTTCGTTCCACATAACATGGCAGTTGAGTTCTTTACATCAACGTATCCTGTTATCTCATCTGGACAAACATCTAAAGTAATTATTGTTTCAACTCCTAATGGATTGAATCTATTCTACAAGATGTGGACAGATGCAATTGAAAAACGTTCGACATATAAGACACTTGAAGTTCATTGGTCACAAGTTCCAGGACGTGATTTGATATGGAAAGAAGAGACGATACGGAACACTTCTGAAGAACAGTTCCGACAAGAATTTGAAACAGAGTTTATTGGTTCTAATGCTACACTGATATCAGGAAGTAAACTGAGGTCGTTGGCATTTCATGATCCGATTGCGATGGAAGAGAACTTCAACATCTATGAACAACCAATACCTGGTCATCTATACATTGCCACGGTAGATTGTTCTGAAGGTGTGAACATGGATTATTCTACCATTAATGTACTTGATGCCACACAAGCACCATATAAACAGGTAGCACGATACCGAAACAATAAACTACCATTATTGTTCTTTCCGACAGTCATTTACTCAATTGCCAAACGATACAATGAAGCATTTGTACTGGTAGAAACAAACAATATTGGTCAGCAGGTCGTAGACATTCTCCACTATGACCTAGAATATGAGAACATTTATAAGACAGAGCAGCATCATATCAAAGGTCAGTCCATCTCATCAGGATTTAAACGGTCAACATCGTTTGGTATTAAGACAACCAAGTCAGTCAAGAAGATTGGTTGTGCCAACTTAAAGACTCTGGTAGAGAATGACAAGTTGATCATTAATGACTTTGATACAATCAATGAGATGAATACCTTTGTCAGAGTAAGAGATTCATATGCAGCAGAAGAAGGTAGTAACGATGATATTGTGATGGGATTGGTACTGTTTTCTTGGTTGACAGCACAGTCATTCTTTAAAGACTCTACCAATATTGACATTCGTAAGATGATGCTGGATGAACAAAACATGTTAATTGATGAGACCATGACTCCGTTTGGATTCATAGAAAATGGTCTCCAGGAAGAAGTTGAGGATGATGGTGAGGACCGTTGGCACTTCGCAGAGAAGCGTGGTTATCCAATGTCAAGGTTGTAAAAAACTAAATAGACTATCAAAGACAATTGACCCAACAATTAAAGGAGAAATCCAATGGCATTTCAATTATCAGCGGGTGTACTTGTATCAGAAATCGATCTGACTACAGTTATACCTTCCGTTGCTACTTCTACAGGAGCATTTGTAGGACCTTTTGCTTGGGGACCATGCAGTGAAGTTACCACCATTTCTGACGAAGTTAGTCTAGTAAATAGATTTGGTAAACCAGACTCAACAAATTATGAATATTGGTTCTCAGCAGCAAACTTTCTAGCATACGGAAACAATTTAAAAGTAGTTCGTTCAATAAACACAGCAGCAGGTGGTGCTAATAACGCCACAGCAAATACTGGTGTTGGTGTTATAATTAAGAACAATGATGAGTGGTTGGCAAATCAACAAAGCAACGCCGTTGGCACAAACAATGGTTGGGCCGCTCGTTATCCAGGCGCATTAGGCAATTCATTAAGAATTTCTGTAGCAGATGCCGGTTCGTTTTCTGGATGGGCATATGCATCTCAATTTACGTCAACACCAAACACATCTTCTTACGTTTTCAATAAGAGTGGATTAACTTCAAATGATGAAATCCATATCGTTGTTGTTGATGCAAATGGAGCAATTTCTGGTACAGCAGGCACAGTTCTAGAAAAGTATCCATTTGTTTCCAAAGCACTTGATGCAAAAGATGATTCAGGTAATTCAAATTACTATAAGAATGTAATTGCAGCACAATCACAATGGGTACATTGGTTAGCACATCCTGCCACTGCAAATTTAAGTGTAGGCACTGCATGGGGTTCAACCGCAAACGCATCTTTATTTAAAACATTAACTGCTCCAACCACATTCTCATTCTCTGGTGGTTCTGATGGCACAACTTCTGTTGCAAACACAACAACTGGTTGGGACCAATTTAAGAATTCTGAGGCAATTGATGTATCGTTGTTAGTAACTGGCACAGGTAACTCAACAATTGCCACTTATGTTATCAGCAATATTGCAGAAACTCGTAAAGATTGTGTGGCATTTATTTCGCCACCTGCGGCAAACGTTGTTAATAATCCAGGTAGTGAAACAACAGCAGTTGTTGCTTTCCGCAATGGTCTAACATCATCTTCATATGCTGTAATCGATTCTGGTTACAAATACCAGTATGACAAATATGCTGACCTCTATCGTTGGATTCCTCTGAACGGTGACATTGCTGGTTTGTGCGCCCGTACAGATACCGAACGTGATCCTTGGTTCTCACCAGGTGGTTTGAATCGTGGTATAATTAAAAACGTAGTTAAACTTGCATGGAATCCAACTAAGACTGACCGTGATACATTGTATTCGGCAGGTATTAATCCAGTTGTTTCGTTCCCAGGTGAAGGTACAGTTCTGTTTGGTGATAAAACAATGTTAGCAAAACCAAGTGCATTTGATCGTATCAATGTTCGCCGTTTGTTCATTGTACTTGAAAAGGCAATTTCACGTGCCGCACGTTTCTCAATGTTTGAATTTAATGATCAGTTTACCCGTGCTCAATTCGTTGCACTCGTAGAACCGTTCTTGCGTGATGTTCAAGGCCGTCGTGGTATCACTGACTTCCGTGTTGTATGTGATGATACAAACAACACCTCACAAGTTATTGATTCGAATCAGTTTATTGGTGACATTTATATCAAACCAGCACGATCAATCAACTTCATTCAGTTGAACTTTGTCGCCGTTCGTACAGGCGTATCGTTCAATGAAGTTGTAGGTCAGTTCTAAATAGAGAGAGACAGGAGAAAATAAATGGCATTTAATGTAAATCAATTCCGTTCACAGTTACAAGGTGACGGTGCCCGCCCAAATCTGTTTGAGGTAACTATGCCGTTTCCTGTGTTCTCACTACCAGGAAACGCACAGACTAAATTAACGTTCATGTGTAAGACAGCACAACTTCCAGGTTCAACTCTGGGTGTTGTGCCTATGCAATACTTTGGCCGTGAATTGAAGTTTGTAGGTAATCGTTCATTTGCTGATTGGACAATCACAATTATCAATGATGAAGATTTTATAGTACGCAATGCATTTGAACGTTGGATGAATGGTATTAACAGTCACAACCTAAACGTTCGTAATCCCGTTGCTGGTACACCGATAGGTTATTCAGTGGATGGTCAAGTTTTACAATTTGGCAAAGCAGGCAATACAATCAAGCAATATAATTTTGTTGGAATGTTCCCAACAGACTTGACTCCAATCGATGTTGATTGGGGTTCAAATGATGCAATTGAAGAATTCTCTGTCACTCTGACCTACCAGTGGTGGGAATCAGTAGCAGATGGCGTGATCTAAGAGTAGGGGATTCTCCCTACTTTTATCTATAGGATGAAAGATTAATGGCAATTAAATTATTCGGCTTTACTTTAGGCGCAAAAGATGTCGTTCAGAAAGAAGATCCTGAACAGGCATCTTTTGCTTTGCCTTCTGCCACAATTGACGATGGTGCAGTTACAGTTACACAGAATGCTTATTACGGAACCTATGTTGACTTAGAAGGTTCAGTACGTAATGAGATAGAACTAATCACACGTTATCGTGAAATGTCCAATCACCCAGAATTGGATATGGCAATTGATGAGATTGTCAATGAAGCGATATCTCATGATGAAGCAGGTAAAGTTTGCGATATCGTAATGGATAATCTCAAGCAACCTGAATCGATCAAAAAGAAAATCAATGAAGAGTTTCAAGCAATTTTAAAAATGCTTAACTTTTCTAACCTTGCTGATGACTTATTCAAACGTTGGTACATTGATGGACGATTGTTCTATCATGTTATAGTCAACGATAAGAATCCAAAAGAAGGTATACAAGAACTAAGGTACATTGATCCACGTAAGATACGTAAAGTTCGTGAGATCAAAAAAGATCGTGATCCTAAAACAGGTGCATCGATCATTGTATCTACCGCAGAGTATTATGTCTTTAATGATAAAGGCCAGACTACTCAAACATTTACATCAAATGTAGGTCAAGGCATTCGGATTGCACCAGACTCAATCATTAACGTGAACTCTGGAATGATGGATGCAAAGAATACATTTGTTATTTCATATTTACATAAGGCAATCAAACCACTCAATCAACTCCGTATGATTGAAGATGCGATTGTTATCTACCGTATTAGTCGTGCTCCTGAGCGCCGTATATTCTACATTGACGTTGGTAACTTACCACGTGGTAAAGCAGAACAGTATCTCCGTGATGTTATGGTCAAGTATCGTAACAAGATGGTGTATGATGCAAACACTGGTGAACTGCGTGATGAACGTAAGCATATGTCAATGCTTG